GATTTATCTAAGTAGCCATGTCCCTTAGGGCCAGCCTTATGGATTTGTCCAGCCTTAGTAGTAATTATCTTACCACCTTTAGAAGTCTTGGACACATCAGCAATTTCATTCGTCATTTTAATGCTATCAAGTTCTTCCATCAAACGCTTTTCAATGCGTTGGAGTTCAAGTGATTCAGCAGTAGCTAATGAACGAGTTAGCGGATTAGCAGCACGATTGGCAGTTGCAGGATCTTGCTTCTTGATTCTATTTAAATCATTACCTTGTTGCATTTGAGTTGACACCGGTTGAATTTCTGGTTGTGGCTCATTTGCGTATTCTTCTTCAACTGCAACTTCAATTTCTGGTTCATGATGTTCTGCTGAACCGCCAGCCATTCCGGCTAGCTTTAGCATTTGCGCTAATTGTTCTGCAGCTTCACCTTGTGCAGTGACAGTAAGACTTTTGCTACCTGTTTGGGTATCAAGATTACTACTGATGTTCATTCCTGATTCTTGGGCAGGCCTTACTTGGCCGGCCATTGCTTGGTCCCAGCATTCTTCCAATGATTCATTTGATTTAGCATCTTTGTTACGCTTCCAAGCAGTTGCGTATAGAACACTCATGCCTTTATCTTTACCGTATTGTTTGATAAAGCGTTCTTTGTTAGACTTAATCCAATCCTCTTGACCAGGAGCAGCAACTTCATCAACTACTTCTTCTTCATTGATGCTTTCTTCAACTTCTTCTTTATCTTCGTCCTTAGACTCTTCCTTAGAGTCGTCCTTCTTTACATCGTTTGCGCCTTTACCGTCAGCAGCAAAGTCTGGTACTTTTTTGCCATCAGGACCAGTTACCATTTTCATATCCTCATTGAGAATATTTTGTTTAGGTTCAATGTCTGAGAATAGTTTTAAAATTTTAGAGAAGTCCATTTTATTTCTTTCTTTTTATAGTGGGGATAGAATTTTGATAACTGCCAACTGGACTTATTTTTCCTTGAGGCGGTGGGGTGTTGACTGGAGCAGCTTCTTTTGCAGCGAATTCATATTTGCGTGATACAAGTTCTTTGAGCATACTATCTTTACGCTGTTGTCCAACAAGTGCTTGTGCATCTGGGATATCTTCTAGTTCAGCTTGTGTTAACACAGAACCATTTTTATCCTTCTTTGATGGCATAGTAGGAGTGCGTAGCATATCTTCATTCTTTGTACGAACCAATACACTATTGCGTGGAAGATTTAACTTCTCTGCTACAACCTGTAGTACCTGATCACTAGTAGTTGGATACTTCAATGATACCTCAATGACATGACATTCACATGGTCCCATTGTTGGGAAATCAATATGTTCTTGTACTGGCAAGCGGCGAGGTTTTCCTACTGATTCAACTGCATAAGCAGATAGAGCAGTAGTTAGTTGTTCGCTGATTTGTTTGTCAAGATCGCATCCAGCTAACCTGATACTGAACTCGTACAACTTGTTCATTTCTTGTAAATATTGAGTGAATGGTTTCATGCGTTTAATCCTATTAGTAATATTTATGTTATTGTATAGACTTTATGTCTTTAGAGCCTGCAAGAATTTGTCTTAGCAACTCATTACGATCTAAAACAACCGCATGACCATCAAATGACTGAGTAGTGTCATCTTTTGTATTTGAATCTTTTTTAATCTGGTAGTCTAGTTTAGCTTTTTGTAATTGAAGATTTATCATGCGTAATTTCTTATCCATTTTAGCTGTTTTTGCAGTAATGGCATGACCTAGTAATACACCAGCAGTTTGAAGTATAGTACCGCTGAATCTAGCCTCTACATTCATACCGAGGTCAATCAAGTCATTAAATTTATCTGTAGCTAGTTTTGCTAGTTCATCTAATTCATCATCGCCTGTATCTAAATCTCTGACAGTGGGTAATGCTAGATCAATTTTATCAATTGCCTGATCTATATCAACCATCAAATTTTTGTTTTCTTCAATAAATGCATTTACATCCGGATCAGTACTAACTGATTCTTTGGGCAAATCAAATAAATTTTCAAGTTTTATTGTCATACTCTTATTTAGATGTTGGAATGATCACAATTACCGTTTCGTACCTTGGAAGATATCATGTTCAGTAACTATCCGGAATTTCATGCCATGTGCTTGACAAAATGCTCTAGCAGCAGTCCATTTTGCCATATTTAATATTACTGCTGCTTTATCACGAACACTTTTTGCAGTTTCAAGTGTAGTTTCTTTAAGAGGTTTAATTTCAATTACCTCAGCATGTTTTTGTTGTTGAGCATCTATATACACCATCATAAAATCAGGGATATAAATTGTATTCTTACCACTTAATGGATTTCTATATGGTATCATGAATGGTTCACTTGCCCATTGTAATACTGCTGGATTATTATCACAGAAGGTCATGAATGTCATTTCCCATGAACTACGATAAGTTGGCATTTTTTTACCAACATACTTTTCCATATTCTTTACAGAAAATTTACCTTGGGCATATTTGCTCATGGTAATATCATTCTGGCAACATATTTACTTACTGTAGGATTATTGTTTATGCCAAGATAACTAGTACCAATTCTATTCAAATTTAAAAACATTACCAAATATGAAGTAAGTTCTGGCTTATTTAATCTAGAAAATTTTTCTATTGTTGACATTGGATCAATATTTTGTTCCAAACTGGTATAAATTACAGCACTGGCTATTAATCTAGCGGCTGCTTTAGTATCAGTGATTTGTTCAAAAAATGCAATAACTGCATCATCAATATTTGTTGATACTACAAAAGTTGGTTTAAAATAGTTATTGAAAAAGGTTTGGGTGCTAGTATTTGAACTAATATCTACTTGCGATAAATTATTTTGTATTGTCATTAATTACCATCCCGAAGCATCTAATTCAGCTTTAGTTGTTTGTATTTGTTGGACTAGCCCTGCTTTAATTGTAGTATAGTCCTCAACCAGCCCTTGTTGAGTTGATTTGGTATCTGCCAAATCAACTAACTCCTGATTTAGTTGTGAAACTAATGCTTGTTTTCCAGGATAAGAATCAGACAACGCCAATGCTGCTTGATATTGAGTATTAACTTTAGAAATTGTAATGGAAGTGGCTTCACTTGAATTAGCTAAATTAGTTAACCCAGTCTCCGTGGTAGCAAGCTGATTATCCAGTTGTGACAGTTTATTATTCAGGATATTATTCTTATTTGCATTGATATCACCTTGATTCGTATCATTGTTTGATGTTTGTTTGTCATTAGCAGTTAACAATGTTTCGGTGCTATTTGGACTAATTTCATCCGGCATAGTAGGATTATAATTAGTTGGCGCCTGAGAAAGTCGTTCTTGTTCAGCAACTGCAGCATCAACCCCAGTAGCGTCATCTACAAATGAATTTCTAAATACTGCTTGATCAACTCCTTCAAATTCATCCTGAGAATACCCACCGGCATTGGCATCAGCAAAATTTGGTATACTATATGGAGATGAAGAATTCATATTACTAAGTATTGAATTTGTTGTAATATCACTATTATATAAATCAAGTTCATTAAGGGTTGATATCTGTCTACCATTGTATGGTGTTGCACCTGATCTAGCTTGGCCTAAAGTTGTTACTATATTACTTTGTTCTTTTTCTGCTTGTCCTGGTCTTTTTAATGGACTTGATGTATTATCATAGTGCAGTGTTGCAAATCCGTCAGTTTCAATTGATACTTCACCGTGAGTGTATAATACAGACTCATAATCAATTGACATTTCATGTGTTAATATGGAATCAGTTGAATCAGTTGCATGTTGCCCATGTTTGAAACTCCTGATCATTGGATTTAATAAAGTATATTCACTGAATTTCTGCCGATGTAAACTATATATACGAATAGCTGTTAAGTAAGGGATAGCATCAACTCTGCGTGGAGTAAACCCCCATTCAGGATTAAAATCAGTAATACTATACTTATGTGCTCTAGTATATATTGGCAATTCATGATCAGCATCTCGGTAGTAGTAATTATAGTAATCAAACCAAAAATTTCTGATAATGTCTGCACTATCATCATGGAAAGTTGCATTTATACTATCATATTTAATTTTTGATTGAACTATATTTGGTCGGTTGTACGCATTGTGCGTCTTAGTATCTATTGTGAATTTAGGCAAATCAATTGCCTTAACTAACATGCCTATTTCTTTCTTATGATTTGGATTTTCATTATCATAAGAACTTGCAATAATGTTAATATCAAAGAACACATGAAATAGAAAACCGAACTTCGGTACCAATTTATAATGGTCTGAGAGGAACAGTCTATCGGCATGCCGATAATCTCGTAAGTTAGTAGTTGCCATAAATGTAGTTAGTTATACTATTTATGATGTAGGAAAAGGGTCAAATGACCCTTTTTCCCAATAACCATAATAAAAATTAACCAGTTGCTATTACACCTTCCTGGCGTATACCTATATATTGGCCGACGCCTGGTGCCACTGATGATAATTGTATGGCATTATCAAATTTCAGTGTTAGTGAAATGGTTACAGGATCATTAGCATCATATTTAACTTCGTTGTAATTGGCAACTTGTATGTAACATCCATATAGTTCCCAAGTTTCAAGAGGACGAATCTCAGTGCCATTAGCACCATCTAACATGTCACATCTAGTAGTGAATTTGTAATCCAACCCACTTGATGCTGAACTTTGTTCCATAAAATCAAATTGTTTCTGTATTTGCTGACCAACTAACCGAGAAACATTACCTACTGCATCGTCGCGTAGTACTACACTAATATCACCCCAAGTAGGCTTTCCTGCTAATTTTACAATACTGTTATATACATGTATATCAATATCACCAAATGTAACTGTTGGACGAGCGAAACTAACCACCTGTTTAGTTAACTCAAGTGAATCACCGTTATCAACACCAAAGCCTATGAACTCTACTCTGAATCTATATCCTAATTTAGGCATTAGCATGCCTTGAGAGACACCTTCTGCACTAGGTACTGCGAATTTTAATAATGATGCAATGGACATGTTATTCTCCTGAACTAATAAAGTATTTAGCATTGAATCATAAAAACATACTCAGTAGGATAAATTAATTAACAGCATATATTATAAAAAAAGGCACCTAAGTGCCTTTTTATGGTAATAATACTACTTATGCAGTAAGATTCGCAATATCTCCTGGATTCTTCAAGCGAATTGGCAAATAAATAAATTCTACATCTTTCATTGGGGCGATTGCAACATCAATATATAATTCATTCCTAGCAATACGATCAGGTGTATTATTACTAGTGTCACAAACTACGATGTAATCATAAATTCCTCGCTTAGCAACTAAGTCATTGAATATGCTTTCAACTACTTTCTTAGCTTGATCCCTAGTTAGTTTATCATTTGGCTCAAACAAGAATTGATTTGTTAGTCCACGCAGCACAACACGGAGATAATTTACTAAACGAGATACATTAATGCGATCCATTGAAGTTGTGGTTGGATTACGAGTTTTTTGTCCATACGCAACGATACCAATTCCAGTTAGCAATGTAATTGGATTAATATTCATTTCGTATAAAGTATCACGCAACTGTTGTGTAATACCTGAACGAACAAACAGTCCACTATTATAATCAACATACCCAATGGCAGAAGCATTATCAATTAGTCCTCTACGAGTACCGGCTGGTGCAAACCACTGATAACTAACATTGTCACTATGTAAGAATGTACGCAACATCATATGACTAGCTGGTACAGCAATTTCATTGCCAGCCAGATCATTAGTCAATGCGCTAGGATAATATAAACCAAGATATGGATCAGCCGTTGTCAGTGTAGCATTGAACTCAGTTAAACTAGTGTTATTTGCCACCAATGACATTGGAGTATCACCGATAATGAATCCAGTATTAGCTCTATCATTATTCAATGAAACCAAGTTAGGAATTAATTCACCATATCCTGGACAAACGATAAGATTAAAATTATAATTTTCTTCTCTAACTGCAACATTAGCATCTACTGCTGCCTTGAGGGCTTTAACTACTTGTTGTCGTTGAGCATGATGTCCCATGTAAGGAGATCCGTCCTCTTTCAATCCACTTGCACTAATCCATGTAGCCTTTTGAGTTGGTATAACACTATCAGGGAATGAAATAGCATTAAAGTAATTACTCATGAACTGCTTAACATTGTATGAACTACGACGAGTATTGAATAGTAATGTACCACGAGGATATAATTCGTATTGTGGTGCATCAATGTCAACATGATTACTAGATTGCAATGCAGC